GTAACGGTCAATTCATTCACCGCACTGGCAGTCGTGGTAATTTTTATTGCCTCATTGCCATTGTTGTCTGCTAAAAAACCGCCGTCAGCAAACTTGGGGAAATTTAAAGTTTTGTTTGACAGCGTGCTTGTTCCTGATTCTACAAACGCTTTTATCGATTGCTGAGAAGCAACAGCACTATTGCTGTCACTGCTCATGTCATCTTGATCTAGGTAATCAACTAGGTCGGCTGTCCCAGAACCCGTGTAGCGGATCATTTTGTTTGCTGCACTCGTCAGACCAGCGATAGCGGTAAGCTCTACATCAGTGTCAGGGTTAGCAAAAACTGCCAAGCTGTTTCCGTCAGCCGAAAAACCTAAAACTTTTGATGCTCGGTCGGAAGCCGAATCCGTAAATTCTGGTGACGTAATCGTGTTTGTTTTACTTATTTTAAAAGCGCGGTCTAATTCTTCTTGAATTGCTTGGCAAATGAACGTCAGTCGATCAAGGGCTGACTCATGGCTTTCGGCTGGGAACGGATCATTCTCAACAAAGTCTGTGCCTTGGGTCTGTGTAAGGTTGCGCCGTATTACAACTGTCTCTCCAGACGCGGGAATATTGCCGCTGGTAAAGACAACATTACCGCCACTATCGTTCCCAGCATTTGTAACCGTGTAATGTGTGGTAAGAGTTTTTGTTGTTTCAGTCCCGGTTGAGCTGCGGATAATTACTTCCAAATCAGCATCAGCAAAAATCTTAAAAGCATACGCAAAGGTTGTTGTTGAGCCGTCGCCGCTGTAGCTATTTTTAGTTGTGGTTGCAGATACTGTCATCGTACTATTCTTCCCTGACTTTTCATCAAATCCCGTGTGTAAATAAAATCTCTGTATGATCGACCTACGCTTGCGTAACGATCCGTTGCAAACACAACGTCTAACGCTGAGTCATAAAATCGATCTTCAACATCTTGAATGGCATCGAATTGTTCTTTATCGGTCATGCCAGCGTAGTTGCTTGACGAGACCAGATTTGTAAGCGCTTCCATAAAACCCTCGGCTTTGCCCGTGGCTGGATTTTTTGTTTTGATTTTGGTTTTGGCTTGTCGCGTCCACTCTGCTTGAAACGCTTCACTAAATACAAAGCCCTTCGCTTTTAGCCGTGCTGTTCGCAACGGCCCTTGCAGCCTAATTTGCTCACGCTCTAACGATGTGGGTTCAGCGCCTTTGCGGATATTAAAAGGTATAATCATATTGTAGACTGCTAGAACCGGGTTGGTATCAAATCGGACATTGGACTCTCGCGGTCTACCGAAAACGTCATACTGTATTGCAGACGTTTCATCACTTGCCCCGCCAAAAAGTTCTCTGTCTTTCAACATACTTTTCCATTGGGTCATGGCGTCTTGAAAAGAAAACTCAAACGTGCCTTTGCCTTTCGGCATACCAACGAGGTCGTAACGAATTTTTCCGTCTGCACCGACTTCCATGTTTTGAACTTCTTCCAATGTGTAATAATTTTCTGATCCAGACGCTCGTCTAATTGTTGGATCAGACATTCTTTCACCCGCTCGGATAGCCGCGCTGTAGGGTAAAATGGAACCAAGTGGGCCAGACAAAATTTGTGCTGGCCCTCGCTCAAACATATCAACAATATCACCAATTGTGCGCAGCATCGGCATGTCGCTTATATATTGGCCTGATGCGGCTATTGCTGCCGCTGCAATATTATCGCGCAAGACAGGATTGTTTGTTCTGCGCATAATTTCTACAGCCGTCGCTGTTACACCAACGATAGCACCGACAGGCTCTAGACCGGCATAACTTACATAAGTCAAAGGCCCGTTAGGGACACCAGTAGTACGGTCGTAAATTGGCAAATCATCGCCGTCTTCATCTTTAGGCCAGTTGTCGCCTTTAAGAACAAAACTGTATGGGCGCCAGCCGGGGGGCAACATATTACGCTGTCGCTCATCGCTGGGCATCGCTCCAGTAATACGACCGTCAACAGCGTAGCCCGCTATAACATTAGCGGCTCCCCAACCCATAGTTGCACGGGCCATTGCTTTTTGACGCTTTACTGGATCTTTAGCAAAGTCAAATGTTAACCCGAAACGCTCTGCCATTCTCAAGATCCCGTTTGTAGGCGCTTTCGTAAATGGCATCATAACACGACCCATAACTGGAAACTTTTGTATAATTGCTGCCAGCTCTCCAATTTTTCCAAGGTCGGTTGTGAGGGTGTTATAGCGTGCCGCTTCATCTAATTGATTGGCGTAAGATCGTGGATCAAGAATAGCCATTGCAAAATTGTCAAACGCTTCCTTGTCACTTTTACCAAGCGATTTAGCAATCATGGCTTCCCTATACGCTTCTGCGTAAAGCTCACCTCGTTGAGTAGTAACGCGCCACAAATCATCGGCTCCAATGAGCAATCGACTGGGAATGTTTATTGCGCGTCCAAACTCATCTACAAATTTACCAGCAATTTGATTTGATATATTTAAGTTCTCTGCATCAATTTGACGATGCTGCGAACCTTCTATTTTGTTTAGAGGATCAGCCGCTTGACCAGTTCGAAAACTTTCAGCGCCTGTGATCCACGCATCTTTAAAGGTGCGCATCCAAGCGAAATACCTCATAGCAACAGAACCGGCGTAGACACCATCGGATGTCGCACCCAACCCCATGCGTCCGAAACCTTTGTCCATATTTATGCCGGTTGCCCGTGCAATACCGCGACCAGCGGCCCTTTCAATGCCGCCATAAAGACCAGCCAAAAGTTCTTCAGCAGTTTGCATCACCATAAATAATGGAGTGGCTACAAAATTTTTAATGTGAGTATATGTCCAGCTTAACAAACCATTGACATAAAATTCTTGAAATATGCCGTTGGCTTTAGACGCAAAACTGCCCAACGCATATTTATGCATTCCAGCTTTGCCACCTTTTTTCTCTGCTGCCACAAGTCCTCTTGCAAGTTTTATGGCCTCGCTTCTGCCACCTGTTTCTCTCAACATAGCGGCGGCTAAGTCAGCAATATCCTCTCCCGCTCTCGCACTTGCTGGAATATTAAAAGCGTTAAGCGCACGGGCTATTTCCGTTTGCATGCCTTTGACTTGCATTTGGATGCCGGCATGTATTGACATTTGCCGCCGAAATTGCAGAAGCGTTTCAGTGCCGTCTTCGCCGTTACGAATGCGTTTTGCCAAGTCCAGCAAGCGCTCACCAGACCGCGACAATACTATGCGAGATGCGGTCGCTTGCGCGGCGTTTAACATCTGGCCCGATTTTCGTTTTAACAACCCACGGACAAAACCTAATTCATCTTCTAGAAGATTAAATGCTTCTGCCTCGGTTTCTTTTTGTGTAACGACGCCTCGCTTTGCAGCCGTAATAGGATCAGCGTAAATTTCGCTAATCTCATTTATCATCGCCTTTACATCGTCGCCGGTGTTTAATTTTGAAAAATTAAAATCTATGCCTTCAGCACCAGACTGAACAAACTGCCCTACCGCGTCAGGATCTGTTGACTCAAAAACACGCTTGGCGTCACCTGTATCAGCCGCACCAGACTCTCCGACACGCGGCGTCATCGTTTCAGCATCAATACCGTATGTGCTTTTTTGTGCTTCAGATCTTGTTAGATCATCAGGGCCAAGTGTATCTAGCGCTTGTTGATTTGCCGGTGGACGGATGGCTTCACTCGCAACACCGCCAGCCTCATCAAATCTTTTTTGACCCTCTTCAGATAAAAGTTTGGGCGCTAATTCTTTTTGACGTTCTCGGTACGGATCTGGCTCACCAAGTTTTGCCTGTGGCAAACGGCGCTCCTCAACTGAGGTCGGCACTCCTTTTGCACTGTCACTTGGAATAACGTTTAACGCTCGTAAAATATCAATGAGGACACCACCCCGACCGCCAGCCACTTGAATACCTTCATTAGGCTGTAACGCTTTGCCGCGCTGAGACGCTTCTTTAGCTTCTTCAGATATTGCCATTTAGTTTTTCCATAAAAAAAGGCGCCGAATGGCGCCTTACTTAAATAAGGTAATAAATTTTATGAGGTGTTTTTCTTTTCCAACGCGGCAAGCATTTTCTTGGCAACCGCACGCGCTTCTTGATCGCTGAGATCTGCCAACGTGTAATCGTCTTTATCTTGCGGGAAATGCGTCCAGTTTAAATCGTCTTCGTTATCTTGCATCACGTTGCTCTAACAATCTTTGTGCCGCTGCCGCATAATCATCTGGCGCACTGCGACCACTTCCTATTCCATAAAACCCGTGTAACTCTTTTTCGGGATACCAAACGGTAGCTTGGAAATCTGCCGGGGTAACATTGTAACCCATTGTCTTTAATTTTTCAACTGCACTATAGGTTACATCGCGCATCACTTGCCTCTCAGTAGAACTAGCGGGTTGTTCGCGCATCTTGTCAGTAGCGCCCTCGGCAAGTCTCTGCGCGGCTTGATTTAATTCAGTGCGGGGCTGAAAATTATTTCGTTTGTAGGCACTGTATATTTTTTTCGCCGCCGTAATTGCTGCATTTGGGTTTTTATATTTTTTTCCTGATGCAGTTCTAAATCTTTCAAGTTGTTTGTTCCTTGCTTTTCCTGTCGTCTTCAATAACGGTTGACCTGTCCAACGCCCCCAACTTGCCATCCACCACCGATCAAAAGTAACAGGATCAAAATTACCTCTTAAATTTTGATAAAAACCACCGCCGATTTTAGGCCCAAATATTGCTGACCCAAAGGTTTCGAAATCCATACTTTCACCGGACATTTTGTGACCCATTGCACTCAGTTCTCTGACCGTAAATTTTGTATTCATAAATTCAATAAATTTTTGAGCGCCCATTTCCTCTAGCAAAATATTTGCCCGTTGGAATTGTTTAATTAGAGTTGTACCCTCCTGTCCAAAACCTCCAATAGCTTTTTCTAAAGAATTAAGGTCAGTTGGGAATTTGCCTGTATTTTTAAAAACTTCATAAACGTGTTCGGCTGCTTTTAAATTATAATCAACTGTTGACCCGTTACTTGTTAAGGCTAAACCCGTTTTAAATATTCCTTCCTCTGTAGAGCCATCAGTCAATTCGGGATGCAACCTTCTCAAGGTTTCATTCATTTCAACAATTTTTGAATTGTACCAATCGCTTGCGTTACCCTCTCTTTCAAGCGCAGAGGCCGCCTCGTTTGCCATTCTTGTGCTTAATACATCTTTTGTAATATCTGTGTACTCAGTAATCGCTGAACCTTCTGCCTCTGCTTTTTCTTGCATTGACCTCGCCAACGATGCTTTTGTCCACTTTCGTTGTTCGGTTGGCACAGCGGGTCGCTCATTCGCGTTATATAATAATGTGTTTATTGAGTTAGGATTTTCGGCACTTGATCCACGGGCAAGGCGCCCAGCCGCTGAAACAGCCATATCGCTTGCCATGCCAACAGGATTAGCTGATAAAACATTTCCCGTCCTAACATCAGCTATTCGCTCATCAGCCGCTTGACCAGCCTTAACTATATCTTGGCGTGCTTTGCCACCCTTTATATACTTATATACTTTTACAAGTTGTTCTGCGCCTTTTTCTATAGCCCCACCAAGCACCATTCCCTCTAGGGCTGCGCGCGCCTTACTAACAACTTCGGGGTCACTTTCTCGTTTTTCAAAAACCTTTAATACAGCATCAGATATAGCGGAACGCGTGTTCTCGTCAGCGCTGGACAAAAGGTTTGTTAACTGTGCTATGGCCGTTTGTTCGTTGGGTTGTGAATTAATAAAGTCAGAGATTCCACCCCATGCTAGACCCCTTGCAAAAGGCGTCATTACCGTAAACGCTCTGAGATAAAGAGCCGGTGTTACAGCTTGCAAACCGAATTCGGTAACAACATCAAAAATACCTTGGATTAATTTATTGCTTGGCTCTTCGGCAACAAATTTTTGCGTAGCAACATTTGCTTCTTTTGGAACAAGGTCTTGTCCTAATTCCAAGATGTAATTGACGCCATCCTCAATCATCTTCGATCCTAACACAGGATTTTCTGTGTCTAGACCAATAGGTTTTAAAACGTATTCATTTATAAGATCGACCGGCAAACCAAGCAGAGGCAATGTTTTGTTTAGGTTATCGCCAGCACTCAATGCGCCTTTCGCTAAACCGCGTCCTATATCTCTACTAATACCACCCGGCGGCGCATCAACAGGAACTGAAACCCCCATGATGTTACCGTAATAATTCTCATCAGGGTCAACGCCGACTTCATCAAAATCACTAGGATCGATTTGTGAAAAATCGCTCTCTGCAATAATCTTTGCTGTGCGATACTGTTCTAAATTTTTTTCAAGTTCGTTCAATTGAAAATATCCAATTTTATTTTTTTATTGAGAATCTCCAAAAATCCTTTTAGTTCAAAAAATTTTTGATTTTCTTTTTTAGTCATCAACTTGGTCACAATTGGCCTTAATTCAGAAATTGGCGTTTTGGATGGATCGGGGATTTTTGTTTTTAATTTTGGCGGTAATCTTGAATAACTAACGATTAAGTCTGATAGCTGTTCGTCCTTAAAATTGTTTTTAAAAACTTGTTTACTATTAGCGACGATTTTTTCTGCTTGGCCTATTATATTTTGATATGACACACGCGGATTTTTACGAATATACTCTCGTATTTTTTTACTTGCCGACCGAAATGCTTGTTGCGAAACAGTTCGCCGATTGGCATCAGCACCAGCCTCGGTATAACTATATGTGTCTCTAAACAGATCCAGTGCGTCGTTTTCTGCTTCGCCTCGTTCTGATTGTAAAATTGACAACATGTTTCTATAAAATTGAAAAGTTATTTTATGTTTCGCCTCATTTAATTGTGTGATGGATAGCTCGTTGGCCGCCTCTTGCTCTGCTAACAAGCCTTCTTCTTTATCAGTCTCTAATGATTTTTTGGCAAATGTTTGTTTACCTGTTTCTCCAACGTCATCAAGATCGAGTAATCTTGCAATTGCAGTTCGATCACTAGGTTTTTCAAAATAACCAGCGGCTAATAATCGTTCATAATTATCTATTGCAGTTTTTTTAGCCGTCGGATCATCCAGATTTGCATTAACAATAGAATTATACATCGCATCATTAGCGGCGTTGCTATCATCTTCTTCTCTTTCACGCACTGCCTTGCGCTCTTTTATTATATTGTTTGCTCTTTTTAAAAGATTGCTTGCTATTTCGTTACGGTCTGTATCTGAGATGTTATTCAAGCCGGCTAAAACAATATTATCTTCAATATTACCTTCTCGAAAACCTTGCACAATTGAAAGAACATCTGCCCTTGGTTTGTTCATATACGCAATCATGGTGTTTTCTGTAATGTTTTTATAAAACTGATTATTTAAAGCCTGACCTTTTTTATCGCCCAAAATAGATGTTGCTCTAGAAATTACATTGGCTCCAGAGACAACCGCTTCGTATCTTATATCTAATGTTTGTGTTGGGTCAGATGCATTTTTTTCATGTCCTTGCACCTCTGTCTCAGTATTTGTTTCGGTTTGTTCCAGTACACGTTTGTTATTTCTTTTTACAAAACTAATTGTGCTATTGGCTTGAACACGCAACGCTTGATTTGTAAATTCGGAACGCGCAAGCGAGTTTGATAGAGTAGCCCTATATTTTTTATAAAGTTGGATGCCTCTTTTTTTAAATAAGGTTTCTGCCGTTGCGACATTGGATTGCAAAAAATCCCCTTCAGCTTGCGCAAGATCCACTGCTAAAAGATTAGCGGCTGTTTGTGCTTCTTGTTTTGCGCCCGCCTCTAATTTCTTTAAACCAAATTCTGCAATCTTATCGCCTGTCCTTGCTAACTCTTGCGCTTGCTCTGCCGCCGCGCGTGACGGCGCAATCATTGCAGATGGTGACAACTGCGCTGTTAAAAAACGGCCCTGTCCTTGTCGCGGCGCATCTAACTTCGCCTCATAAGTTGGTACTTTCATTTGATAAGTTTCCCAACACGATACCCACCTTCAGCAAGTGACGTGAATGCATTAAACATTGTGGAACGTGCTTGCATGTTGTACGCCGCTCTCTGGCTTCGTCCTTCTAATAATGTCAATTGACCCGCCAATCTTTCATTAGCTCCTTGCTCTCGCATTTGACCAGCTTGGGATGCCGCTTGCAGTCTAATAGTTTGCACGTCGATCTCTGCCTGATTTGCATTTTCAGCTAAAACCTCAAGAGGTGTTCCAGTGCTTGCAACAACTCCCGCCTTGCGGAACGCCACACCAGCACGCGCTTGCAATTTTCCAAATTGTTCCTGAAACCTTCTAACTTCTCGTTCACCAACCCGACGGCGATAGTCTGCATTGTTTTCAGCAACCTTTGCGTTACGCTCTCGAATACTTTGATTATACCGGGCTGTCTTCTCGGCTTGCTCACCAGCTTGACGCAAAGCTCCCGCTTGGCGCACAGAACCCACAACACTTGTTGCTGTTCCAGCAATTGCTAAACCAATTGAAATTGGATCACCCATTCACCCACGCCCACCTTTCCCAATCAGATCCGTCAACACCATATTTTGCCATTGAGCCTTCATGCTTCATTCCCAAAAATTTTGCCCAGCGCTCAAGCAAAGGCCAATCAGAACGCATAGCCGTTTGCACGCGCCACAGCTCTTGCTCATCAATAATATTTTTCATGCCAAGCCGGACAGCCCGTGCAACGCCTATTCGGTTATTGTGTATGCGTTCACTGGCAAGCAACCACGCCTCGCCAACACCTGACCACAATTTGTAAATTCCGGCGCAAGCAATTACATGACCATTTTCTAAAGCCGTAAAAGCCATATAATCCACAGCAAAAGCGGAAGTAAAATCGCCTAATTGTTCCAGTGGACGACCTCTTTCGTCGTTCATCCGACCCTGTAAAATATCGTCGGCATGACCCGGTTCGTAATCAACAACAATCACTGATCAAATGTACTCAAGGTTGCGTAGACAGCGAGGACAGTCATAGGCAACGGTTGATCCTGTCGGATAGTTACCTGACCGTCCGTGTCATAGTTACCATTAAGTTCAATCTCTTTATCACCTGTAAACAAATCAATCGGCGCGTCCATTTCATCTGCACTGGATCGAAACGGAACAATATCTAAGTTGCTAGAGTCTCGACCAACTTTTAAACCAACGCTTCTGAATAGCCGCACAGTCAATTCATTTATGCGTTTAATTTTGCCTTGACTTGTGCCTTGGGCGCTTCCAGCGTCAACGCGCAACGTGGTTAGCGTTGAGTTGTAATTAAGGCCGACATGCGCTTTTAAAACATATCGGTCTAAACTAACCGCACCCGACGATACGGTTTTGTCAGGATGCACTGCACCATCGCCTAATATGCCGACCGTTTGACCTTCCAAATGCGATAGACCTGACAGGCTATTTGCTGCTTGCGTTACTGTCGCGCCGCTGGCATGTGCCGCCGCCGCGCCGACCACACCGCGCGTACAGCCCGTTAAATCATTTGAACTTTTACCCGTGTAGGTAATTATTTCTGTACCGATCTTGATTGCGCCGCTACTTGTAAAACTGGACGCATCAGCAAGCGTAATTGTTGTTTGATCGGCTGCCTCGGCTCCAGCAAGCGTGGAAGTCACGCCGGTGTAGGTCAAAGAGCTATCGACAAAGATTGCGTCGTTAATATCAGTGCCAAAATCAAAGTTTTCTATATATTCAATATAGCGTTTGGTTGCGCCGTTGATTGTGCGCTTGACCACCATATAAACATCATCTTCATCCAAATCGCCGGGAATAGACACAACCCTTTCGACCACCGCATTTCCTGTCCCAAAAGACCCACCAATAATTTGACGTGACCAACCAATCACTTCTTCTTCACGCTTGTACGTCATGCAGACAAGTTGGCCGTCAGCCCTTACACACCAAACGATGGAGTCTGGCTCTTGCTGATAGGTTATCTCGGTAATACCGCCCTCAGTGATATGCTCAGATATGAGCGCGAGGTCGGGAGCAATGTAGCCATCGACATCAAAATTAAAGCGTAGCTCTCTAAGTTTACGTTTTGCTCTCTGTACAAACAAAACCGTATTACCAACTTGTGCATGCGATTGATCAGCCGCACCATGTTTGGTCTGTTGTTTGATCTGAATGTTGGTTGGCGTTATCGCCTCATCAGAGCCGGCTCTTACTACAAACTCACCGCCAGATGTGCCACAAATCATGTTACGCGCAGACGCCAAAAACCTTATGACGTTCACCTCGTTTGAACCAATGGTGTACACCATGCCATCGTCGGCTTCGGCTCCGGCTTCAAAGTTTTCAAAATCACCAGACTGCGAAAAGAAAAGTGTTTGCGGTTGGTCGTCGGTGGCGGCCAACACCATGCGCTGTTCATAAAAAGTTACAGCACGGGGAAAACCTGTCGTGCTTGAAAAAGCGCCAAGCGCCCAGTCTGTGACCGCCACCAACTTGCCGGCGATTGTAAAACTTGACCCCGCGCTTTCAGCGGCAAGATCCGCACCCGGCGCGAGAAGTAAAACTGTATCTGTAACACTGACCAACAAATGACCAGCGGTTGTATTGTTTGAACTTGTGCCGGCTATCGTGATTGTTTGGCCGACCTTAAATCCTTGCGCAACAAATCCTCCGGCTGTGTCTTCAATCCTGTCATTGTGTTCAAGCCCGGTACTATCTGGGTCGCCTTCGTGAAAAGATATTGTGCTTGCCGCATAGCTTGGCTGTATCTCACTTCGGCCATCCTCAAGTTGCTGTACAGTTGCATCAACCGTTGTTGCATTTGTAAAGCCTGTAATTTTTACAAAGCCATCTTGTATTTTGATTAAGCGACCAACATCGGTACTGGCAAACAAATCAGCGCTGGCTGTAATAGTCACATTTCCGCTTGCGCCGTTCGATGTTAGCGTCGTCGTTGTGACATTGCGGTCAAGCATAGGGCCGCGTTGCAAATCAACATCAGCGATAGTCCAAGCCGTGTGACTTGTGCGCGTAATTTTTCTCAAAATACGATTAGGCGACGCAACGTACATTACGTCAGCGACCTGTGCAAATTTTAAAGTTCCAAGATCGTCAGCCGTATATGTCGTCGTTACTTCCACGGCTGACCCGCCAGATACAACTTGGCCGCCGTCTTTATATATTCGGAAGTATGTTGGGCCAAACTCTAAAACGTAGGCTTGCTCGACGTTAAACTCAAAAGGAATGAGCCGGACTGCGTTACTGCTTGTTTTCACCTCACTGATAAATCTTGTGCCGGGTCGCCGTGAAAGTCCACCGTGACTTTGTACTAAAAAGTTTTCAACCGTCTCAGCGCCATTGTCGTATCGATTGATGTCGGTACGTCCGTGTAGTTTGGGCGTGATCTCGCCAGACGTGAAGTTTGCAAACGCTTTTGAAACTTTTGGCATTAGAACCGACTAGACACCAAAATACTGCTTTCCGCGTAGCTGGCACGGTCAATGTTTACAATGTTATCTGGCGTGCCTTCCGTCGCATCAACAAATCGCGCTTCCGATAATTTGTTTGTGTATAGCTGAAAGAGTTGAGCCGTGAGCGAGGCTGAGTTTACAAGCGCATAAGATATTTCGTGTGCAAGCCGTGCCGCAATGCTTTCAATCAAAAGTTGATCATACTCGTTTGGATCAGTAATGCGTGCCACATAAATCATTTTGAAGGGCGTAGTAGAACTCATAATCTTTCGACCCTCGACGCGAAAAACTGTGTCGGGATCTTCGGGACGTATGACCCGCAAGCAATATGGGTCGGTAGGCAAACTGTGTTGCGCACTAAATTCAAAAGCCGGGGTGTCGCTATCAGCCGCAATGCTCACACGACGAATTAGACAATTCCAAGGATGCGCTCGAAATACACTATCTCGCACAAACTCATAACGCTGATTGCAGACACGCGCGGCGCGGCTGTCTTCTGTCAATGAAATAATATTACTGGCGCCAATAATGTTTAGCGCTGAGTTACAAATATCAACGTCGCTTGCCATTTAATTTTCCTGAAAAGAAAAAGGGGGGACATGCCCCCCTTCCTCGTTAGTCTAAAATGTAGGTGATCACAAAAGAAAGATCACCGGCTGTGTCTCCAGCCGCGTCGAACTTCAGTCCTACAAAATAATGGGTGTTTGGGTCAGTGCTGTCGCCAGCATCTTCAAACACTTTCTGTCCCATTAAGTTTATGTTTCGTGCTTCAAATGCCACCTCTGTTCCAGTGGTCACGGCACCACGAAGGTCAGTAATTGCAGATGCATAGCAATCATCGTCCTTTGCGGTGGTTTCGC